TACGCTCCAGATTGGGCTTCGAGAACAGTCGCCCCTTCATACCCAACCTCTGGTAAACTACCTTGATAAATCACAGGAACCAAAAACCCAAGTTCCGCAGCCTTTTTACACAATTGCGAAAACACTTTGATTTGCTGACCCCTCTCTACCAGAAAACAAAGTGGGACAGAAGTTGCTTTCGCCATTTCGAGCAGGTTGACCAGGATGCACAACTTTGCCAACAACTTGTGTGGGAGCAAGGTATCTTTGATACAATAGTCTGCCACCTCACCCAGGCGCGCTGGGTCCCCTTCCTGAAAACGCGCAAAAATCTCCCTTGGTGGCATGTCCAACTTCTGGTCACCGAGGTAGAGCTGGGCCACACTGTTCAATTTGTAACTATCGAGCTTGTACCCTTTCTTGACCTCGTGAAAAAGGTCAAAGATGAACCTTCCACTCATCGGTAAAAGTTTGAGCTCATTGTCACCGAGGGCACTTGATGACAATTTTTTATAGACCAGCTGACATTCTTCATTTTTAATTTTTCCCATGTTGTAAAAATCCCCAGAACAACCACAGATGACACCCCGCTTCATGATGTACTCCAAATCAAACCCAAAAATATTCCAACCAGTGATGACGTCCACATCTGCTGCGCGAAGATATTTTTGAAACGCCTCGAGCAACTCCTTCTCCGTGTCAAAGCTCCGCACCTTGTCACCCTCGGTTTTCTTGTAACAGAGACACACCTCTTCGTACGGGACATCTGAACCGAAGCGACAAAGGGTCAATGCAATCTGGAAACAACAGTCACCAGGGACGTCTGCATCAGGAAATTTCCCAGTACTACTGTTACACTCGATATCCACCGATGCGACGACGAACGGGGCGATATCATCCCTTTTCACTGGGGTGAGTGTCGTCCAGTCGTTGCAGAAGAGGTCAATATCCACATGGGCCAGGTAGGAACGCACACACTTTGCCCCCGTGTCGAGCCAGCCGGTGCTTTGAATACCGGTTCGATGCATCAGTCGAAGCATTGGGTCGAGATTTGATTCATAGGCGTGCAATTTCACTTTTTCATTGGTGAGTTGTAGGGGGTGTTTCAGGGTGTTTGCCACCAAGCGACGTTTCGCGACATTCACACAATCAAATCGAATAAACCCAAACTCTTTATTATTCTGAAATCCCCAGACATCTTTTGCTTTTTTTAATCCATAATTCACCAGGCACTCAGGACACCTCTTGTCCAGAGTGTTATAGATTTCTTTAATAGTCATGGCGGTGACCCCGTCAGGCAGCTTGGCGTAAAAATACGGCGTAAACTCCGTGGTGACGCAGACCGACCGACCATCTTCCGTCTTTCCAAAGATACTGATGAGATGTCCATCGTCTTCAGTATCCCTGGCTTCCCACGTCAACGCCTGAAACACCACCATTCCCCTTTGTGTAATAATGGACCCAAAATTTTAATATAAATTATATAGTAAATGTCAGCTGCGTTGATTGAATTGGTCAGCCGAGGTGTCCAGGACACGTACACGACCTCGAATCCGGAGGTGAGTTTTTTTAGACAAAACTATAAACGTTATACGAACTTTGCGATTAAACCAGAACGTCTCGATTATATTGGAACTTTTGGTTCGAACAATGAAGTCACGATTCCGATTCGTAGTAAAGGGGACTTGTTGTCTTACATCTGGATCGAAGCCGCGAACATCGGGGCCACTGCAGGTAATAATGGCTTTTTTAGCGTCGCCGATGAACCGACGGAATTCTCCATCTGGGTGGGTGGTCAAGAAGTCTGCCGTTTGGATTCCCTGTACATCCAGGGTGTGCACAACTTGCTCTACCGCCCGGACGGTGCGAAGAGCAGCATGGCGGTCACGGCGACCGATGTCAAGCCGAACGCCGTCGGATACTCTGGTTCCAACGCCGGACACTATATGATTCCGTTCTTCTTTGCGGAAGACTGGACCAAGTGTTTGCCGCTCGTCGCGCTCGCCAATCACCAGGTGGAGCTTCGCATCAAGTGCCGCGCCAACTTTACCCCGAGTGAAACCCCGAAGGTGTACGGCACGTTCATCTTCTGTGACACGGAGGAACGTGAATTCTTCGTCAAGAATGAGCAAAAGCTTCTCATCAACCAGGTGCAATACCAGCCGATGAGTGCCACCGATACGGAAGTGGACCTAACGTACTTTAACCACCCCTGCAGAGCCGTCCATGTGGTGTCTTCGAAGAACGATGGCGCCAACTGGGCCGCCAACTACAGTTTCACGGAGAGCACGTTATACATCAACGGCACCCCGCTGTTCGACGCCACTTCGAACGTGTACCACCACACAGTCGTTCCGGAGATGCACACGACGTCCCTTCCGGAAGGTGTGTTGGACACCGCCGCACTGTACACGTGGCCGTTCGCACTCACCCTTAACAAGACCCAGATGACGGGCAGCTTGAACTTTAGCCGCATCGACACGGCTCGACTCAAGTTGAAGTCGCCGTCCGGAGGTGCGAGCTCCATCGTGCGCGCCTACGGGGTGAACATGAACATTTTGCGTATTAAAGATGGCATGGGTGGTGTTGCCTTTGGAAATTAAAGATTACAACTGTATACTAATACAGAAGAGAGACATGGTACTTTGTGTAAAGTGTCTTCATGAGAATGTCCACTTACCTACTCGCGGTTCTGATGGGGCTGTCGGGTATGATTTATATTCTGATGAAGACATTGTTATCGATAGCTCGAGACGTGCAGTTGTTGGCACAGGGGTCGCAATTGTTTTGCCAGTAGGCACCTACGGTCGCGTTGCCCCTCGCTCAGGACTTGCGGTGAAACACGGTATAAACGTGGGCGCTGGGGTCATCGACCCAGATTACAGGGGAGAAGTCAAAGTGCTCCTCTTCAATCACGGCGATACCGCTTTTACTGTTAAAAAAGGTGACCGAATCGCCCAACTCGTACTCGAACGATGCGAAACCCCGGACGTACAGGTGGTAGATACGTTAGATGACACCACCAGAGGTACTGGTGGTTTTGGTTCGACTGGTAGTTAAAAAATGTTATACTATAATAGATGTCAACCCCAACAGTGGGTCAAGTAGCATACGACGTCCCATGTGCTAAGAAATGTGTTGGTGGTTATTACGACAAGGATCAAAATGACTGCCCAACATGTGGTTATCCGAATGGCACAACAATAACGGCGAATTGGACAGGTTATACTATGCAACCATTCACAGCCAGTGATGATACAGCAGGCCTTGACGATACAGATATAGCATGTCCAGGGCCCAAACCAATCACATGTCCATCAACAAACCCGTGCTGTACCTATGGTACTGAAAGTGCTTACGGTACGTGTGGACAATACGAGTCTGGACAACAGTTGTATAGAAGGTATGCAAACAACTCACCATGCGTAGGTGACTCTTACAAGCAAAGAAAAGAAGCATGCGCACCGTGTACAGGTGGAGAGTGGGAATACTCATGTCCAACGTGTGGATATCCGAATGGGACAACAGTAACTGCAACTCTAAACAAAACTAAAAACAATTTTGTAGCGGCCGTTGGTACTGGAACATGTACAACGACCAAATCGCAGTCGTGTCCGTCAAGTTCACCATGCCCATCTAACTGTACAGGTGGAGAGTGGGAATACTCATGTCCAACGTGTGGATATCCGAATGGGACAACGGTAACTGCAACTCTAAACAAAACTAAAAACAATTTTGTAGCGGCCGTTGGTACTGGAACATGTACAACGACCAAATCGCAGCCGTGTCCGGCAACTTCGCTATGCCCAGCTAACTGTACAGGTGGAAAGTGGGAATACACATGTCCAACAGGTTGTGGATACGGTGGTGGAGAGGTGACAGCGACACTCACCGGATATACACCAGCCGTTGGAACTGGAACGTGTGTGACTAGCAAACAAGTGACATGTCCCGGGACGCCTGCGTGCCCCCCATGTCAGTATACGAACTGGGAATATTCTGGTAGTTGCGACATTGTTAAGAAAAAGCAAGCATTCACCCGTTCGAGAACAAATTCACCGTGTGTGGCACAATCACCAGACACTACAAAATCTGAGAGCTGTTCAAATTGTGAGTACGGTTGGATAGATGATGGCACATACACGTATACATATAACAATCCAAGAACCGAGTGTGGAAGTTATAGCAACACGTGTTATTGTTCATATTATAAGAATCAGTACTATGGTGTCACCACTCCTGCTTGGAACACTTATTGTCCAGCAGCAGGAGTTGGATATGAATCTGTGTACGCGGGTGAGTGGAATTGTGGAATGGAAAACTGTCCTAATAAATGTTATAGAGCGCACCCCGGAGCACGTTAATATTTTTCACTTTCGTGGTACCATCTGTTCCATATTTTCGCAAACCGAGGTGTGAGATTTTTGTAATCATCGCTGACGTATTCGTTTACCATGACGTGGTTCCCTTTCGCTTCTACGGCATGATAAACACCCGCCTTTATGAACAGTTTGTCCCCGGGCTTGGTATGGACAACTTGATACTTAATGCCCACGGAATCCAAGTATGTCATGAGTGCGTCGAGGGTTGTGATATAGCCGACAATATCCACAAATTGCTTTTCTTCATCAAAAGTGGCAAAGGAGGCTTCATAGAGCACCCATTTTTTACAACCTTCGAGTATGTGGCACACCTGGTCAATGCAGTCAAAATGTGATGTCCAGTACCACGGACCTTTTTGAATTCGCAACCCAAACTTCTCATCACGTGTCGTACAAAGAGGGCGCACGTATTCTAGTATGTCGTTATGTTTGTGTTCACCATCTTTGAGTTTCAACATGCAACTTTGAATATTTCTATTTGTGAAAAATGTATCAGACTCGATATGTTTCATCACGTGCGGATTTCCATATTCATCATTTACTCTACTGAAATCATACGAGGCATACTCAATATTTCTATTCCCAAATTTTTGTTTAAAATCTCTCCATGAATATTTTCGAGGAGGCAATAACAGAATGAATGCAAACACTAACACTACGAGAACAATAAGCATTCTTATAATACTATATTTTTTTAATCTCGCCATACATTAAATGCCATCAGTTGGTGAATCACGAACGGTTCCGTGTCCAGCTGACTGCACAGGAGGGACATGGAGTTACACCTGTCCCACGAATTGTAGCTACCCTGGTGGACAAGTGACAGCGACACTCACTGGATATACACCAGCCGTTGGAACTGGGTCGTGTGTGACTACCAAACAAGTGACATGTCCAGCGATGTTCAAGTGTTATGATTATTTATCGACTGGTACCTATCTTACTTTTAATAGTTCCGGTCTCCCAAGTTCAGCGACAGGGTCTGGGTGGGAGGTAAAAACAATAGATGTCAACGGAAAAAACTATGGGGGAGAACACGATGTATTTGAGTGGTCGAGCTACTATGACGTGTATGGAACATTTAATTTAAACTCGTACAAATTAACCGTATGGCACAACTACGAGTATTCATGGTTTCCCATACGCTTTAGAATGGTAGGTGTTCGCGGCGGTGGGATGGCTGACGTTCTTTTACATGAGTTTGACCTTGGTACGCTTACGCCATGGCATTACATGTATTTGTCAGACTACAAAGGTTCGACCATCTCATCAAGTTCTGGTCAGTACGCAACATTAAAATACGTAGACACAACAGGTTCTGGTGATTGGGAGATGGTTGTGGAGTGTGGCGAGGCTACAAAAAGTGAGGACATCAGACAAATTAAATTTCAAATATTTTCAATACAAGGACGTTCAGATTGTATCAACTATGGCACGGATTGTAGAACGTATTATAACGTGTACTGTAATGCAACACCATCATAAATACCAACCATCTTCAGAAATTGGCATGAATAAGACATTTTCACGCATCGTCATGAATAACTTTGCCTGATGTATCGTAGGATAACTGAACAACAGCCATCGATTCCAATAGTCTGCAGAGTATATGTCATCCCAATCTTCCGTGCGACTTTTAGTGACGTGTAACATTTCCCTGTGAATTTCACCAGGGTCCGTTTCACTACGCACCTTCCGAGACATCACCGCCCCATGTCTCAGAAGACGCGCTCGCATCATTCGCGGATTCTTGTGGTCCGTGTAGTCTCTCTCCGTTTTCGTCCCGAAATCAACGAATCGATGGTTTGGGAGGATGACCCTGTATTTATGTGCCACTGAGGGACTTGGTTTCAACACGATGTGCATCTGTCTGTATTAATTAAAGTTTTTACTTTTTTAATATATAAATGTCGCAATTGGACCATGGCTTTGTTAGGCTTGTGGACCACATGCCTCAAAAAGACCTGGACAACGCCATCGTGCAGTCCGCGAGAGTGTCTTATGGAGATGGGACTAAAACAACCCGAGGAGACCGAGGACTTATACGATATCTCCTTAGACACTGGCACACCACACCCTTTGAAATGGTGGAATTCAAGTTTCACATCAAAATGCCCATCTACATCGCTCGACAACATATGCGTCACCGAACCGCCAACATTAATGAGCTTTCCGCCCGCTACTCCGTCGTTCCGAAGGAGTTCTACGAACCCGACGTTTTACGGGGGCAATCTCAAATAAATCATCAAGGCTCCGAAGGGGTCGTTGATGTAGACGAAAACTTGCGTCAGCGTATGTCTCGTCAGTTGAACGATGCTTTCGGGGTGTATGATGCACTTCTTGAAGCGGGGTGCTGCCGCGAGCAAGCTCGTGGTGTCCTCCCACAAAGCACCTATACCGAGTTTTACTGGAAAATCAACTTGCACAACTTGATGCACTATCTCCAGTTGCGCATGGACAAGGGCGCACAGAAGGAAATCCGAGACTACGCCAACGCCATCTATGACCTCGTACAACCCCTGGTCCCCATCACAATGGAAGCCTTTAAAGATTTCCGTGTCAATGGAATATTTCTCACGGGACCAGAGATTGAAGCCTTGCGCACGGGCAAACCAATTGACTCACCAGGGGAACAGAGGGAATTTGAAGAAAAGAAGAAAATTTTAGGAGTATAATATATACGTATGTGGAGATACATTGTCCTCATTCTCGCCCTCGCGTCGAACTGGCTCGTCGGTTACTACGTCACCACAAAAAGAGGACAGGACAGTGATGGCAAAGTACGAGACGTCGGTTTTGAACTGTTGCCAAATCTGAGCAAGTATGAAATCCTTCACGACCTCACAGGTGTCATCCCCACACTGTTCCTGTTGTACAACTGGTTCTCCGCCGGTGGGTGGAGCACCACCGTGAAAAACAGGTACATGATGACCCTCACGTTCATGTATGCCGCCCGAGCCATGACAAACATTGTCACACAGTTTCCAGCGGCAAAACCTGGTACGTGCACCCCTAAACCTCCATTCAGCTTTTGCAACGATTACATGTTCTCGGGA